ACTCTCATTAGAGTGGACATCCTCTGTCCATTCCGTGTTTAGCACCCTAGATATAACAGTTGGCTCAGTAGCTATAACACACATGGCAGGCTTTAGGGAGTCCATCCCTGATGTGTCTTCGTAGCTAATTGATACTATAGAGCCTATGTAACTACATGGCAACTTGTTGGAAGTTGAACCAACATACACCTCATGTGTCAAATAACACTCTTGAGGCAAGGCTTCATAGGCGGTAGTGGGGTGTATGAAAAAAGAACCTGCTATCGCTGGGTAAAACTCTCCCTCAGCATTGCTTACCTCTATTGTGTATTCAGGTATCTCGAAGTCACCGGGATTACCAATAGATAAGTTGTAGCAACTAAAATCTCTTTCGCCAGCGTCTAGTACTCTAGGGTTAACGGTTGAGTCTCCAGTGTCCTCTATTGTTTGGCTACCATAAGCACTATGAGACACGCTCTCAGGACACCATATCTTCCACACTTGCCTTATGGGGTAGCCGTTATCTATTCCAGTTTTTTCAGGTGTCGTCAGTAATCCCATTGTTACCTCGTGTTATTTATTCTACTACCACTGGTACGAATGTGTCTGGCTCTGTTCCTGGATTTACTTGTGGGAAACAATACATAATCTCCGCGTCGGTAGCTGTTGATGCTATCCACGGAAGAAGCCTTATCTCCCAATCATCCCATTCACCAGCAGTGTCAATCGGGACAGTTCCCCATACTCGATACCAATCGCTTCCTAAGCTCTCGTAAGAGGCTGAGCCACCTAAAGCCGTCAAGGCTGAGCTCGCTACGACCGTACTAATTATCTTTGAAGTACCGCTGCTGGCGAAATTACAATCTACTCTCAATATCCATGCAGCTCCACCCGATTGTGAATAAAGTTGTATTCTTGTGCCTGCCGGAGTGTTTACGTTTTGGACGCAAATAGACCAACAAAGACTTTTACCAGCACCAAGATAACCGTCGGTGTGAAGTGGCATTCTTATGGGGTGATTAGTACCATACTTATACGCAGCAGCACTGGCTGTTGAATACGTGAATCCATCAGTGCCACCGTCAGAGTCTTCTGTACCCAGAGTTACAACTATCGGGGACTGGACAAGCCAATTACCGCTTCCTTGAACTCCACCTGCGGTGCTGGCATTAAAGAGGTTCACGCCAGCGTCTCCCGTAACACCGCCAATCATGCCATCTTCATTATCATCTCCACCCATTGTAAACGGTGTTGCGTGTTGCCCTATTGACGGCATAGCAATAAGCAACATCAGTAGAACAAAATACTTCATCGTGCTGACACCTCAACTTTTGTAGCGTTTGGTCTGGCAATGTAAATTAAGTCCGTATCAAACGCACCAGTAAATTTGCGTGGTATGCCTGCATAAACTGTGTAAATACTATCACACTCAGCACAGTTGTCTGTGTTATAATATGGGTACTTTTGCTTAAATGTATCCGCAGCGGTGAACTCCCAAAGACTCACAGTAACATCCTCGTCTGGCGCAAACACTTCGATGAAGCTGATATTTCCCGGTGGTTCTAGTACTACAGCATCCGTGCCACTAGCTTCTGAGTTAATAAACTGTGGTGGCTCTGCAAAAGCACCGACCGCAACAACCAACGCCAATGCCATAATTAAAAGTTTCTTCATCTCTAATACTCCTTGCTTGTTAAGTCCTCAAGACTTGATTCATAATCCACTTGTTCTAAAACAAGAGTTCCTATCCAGTGAGTACCACCAGAAGTTGCTCTTGGCGTTGAAGGTATTGAGTCTATTCTAAACACCCTGCCCCTTGCAGGTACTATTACCTCAAGAGAACCAGGGTCTGTTAATTGCTTATGTAGGTCAGCTACTTCATCAGCAGTCAATTTTTCTCTATCGAGCCTAAAGGTCAGCAGTCCGTGTATGCCCGAACCGCCATAGCTTGTTGCGTTGCCTATATCTAAATCATCTACCCCTAAGTCACCAAACTCTGCCGAATCCTCTCCTATGTAAGTCCCATTGATGTAGTATTTAATGTCCTTTGTTGAGTAGACTACGGAGGCGACATTAACTCCACCGAAGTTCAGTAGGTCGTAATCAAAAGACTGGCTCTGATTTTCTGTTCCATCATTCCAAGTCAGAGAAGCACTCTCAGCCGACCCCGTATTAACTATATACATCCCACCCCCATCACCTCTATAAGAAACATCAAATGCCGCTATGCGTAAATCGCTCACCCTGTCACTTAACCAAAAAGAAGCTGTCTGTGTTCCTGAATCTGGGTATTCAACATCAGTAAGTTTGATTCTTTCTGTCGCCGGTGCTTCGCCAGTCTCGCTCCACTGAGGAAACGGCTCTGTGTAATTTGAAGCACTATCAGTTATTATTATTGGACCTACCTCTAAAGCACCTACAGCGTCAGCAGAATGGGAGTAAATTAAAATATGCCTATCGGTAGCAACTGTCCAATCAGTGTTAAGGGTTAGGTGTATCGGAGTCCATGAGGATAAATCCATCTCGCCAATGTCAGCGTCAACATAATCATCCGGTGTTGCTCTTAGTCTCATGCGAGCAAGGGAGGATAGGTTTCCTTTTAACCACACAGTAATACACACTGTACTATCGCTGTCAAATGTCATTCCAGTTGGTATGGGATAATAAAGATAGCCATTGCTTGATGTGGACGCAAAGTCGTATCGCCATGAATCAGGACAGCCAGTACAGCCAAAGCCGTCTTCGATATAAGTGCCTGTCATTGGATAACCATCAGCTACACTCCACCCACTACCGTCACTTACTGGCGTAGCTGGGTTAGCGTGATTCGTGCCAGAGCCATCAGAGAACATCTGCATTGTTCCAGCAGAAGTCTTAATCTGTCTTGACGCATCATTCTCAAACTTACGCATCATGCCGTCCATAAGATAATCATCCCATACATAATGAGCTTCGGTATCTGAGTTAGTTTCATCTTGTTCATATCTACCGGTCAAGTCATGCGTAGTTGAGTCGGGAACAGGTCGCCACGCACATTCAGTTTTAGAACCATAGCCGGGAGTAAACCTGACCTTAGCTCTATCTTGTTTCCACTGGTGCAACTTCCTGCGTGTTTCGCCTGTTAAAAAATCACACTTTAATGTTATTTTCTGTCGCAGTACCCTGTTGATACCGCCTCTTGAGCCGTCAATATATTCATACTCATAATCCAAATCCTCTACACCTTGAGCAGATGGGATAGCACATGGCTCACCATTGCCATCAATAAGTTTTATCTCATCGCTGAAACTAGCTTCACTGCTACCTGTGGTATAGTCTAATCCCTCAGAATCTTCTAAAGTCTCAGTTCTCACTAAGGTAAATAAAGGAGTTGGATTATTAGCACTCACTACATTACTCTCCTGTTGTATTCTCTTGCCATTCTACTTACTGTCCTTGCCATACCAACACTATCGCTTGCCGATTGCGGTCTTGCTATATTAAAGTTAACCATCATTGGTGAGCCACCGCCAATAGGCTGTATGCCCATAGCTGAACTAGACTCACTTGAAGAAAGGAATCTCTCTAGGCGTTGCATTGTGTTTCTTTTAATAACACCCTCACCTGGCATACCTATAAACGGAACAGAATCAAGTCCAGCTTGACCCGTATTTGGAATCATCATTCCAGCAGCAGCTTTGGGAATATCGCCACCTTTAGCCATGCCACCTATTTCAGGGCTGCTCACAGGCACACCCAGAGAACTCATTAGTAGGTTGAATGTTAGCAGTTTAATTGTCATCTGTGTCATGTCAGCTATCATTCCCATTGCCATTTCCTTGAAAGCGTCTCCTGCTTTCTTTGAACCTGACATTATATCCATAAGGCTACCACTGATTCTGCTACTAAAGTTTTCAGAAACCTGTTCGGCTGTTTTTCGTAACTCATCAGAAAAGTCTTTAGCTTTCTCTTTGTTTGCCAGCCACAGCTCATGCTGTTTCACCTGTTCGGCTGTCATAGCCTGTAGCCCCTCCATACCTGCATCCAACAACTCGTCTTCTGGAGCGACGTCTGGCAAATCCCAGGAATAATCAACACCCTTAAAAGAGCCGGCATTGCTGAATAATGAGGACAGGGCTTTGTTAACATTATCTATCTTTTCTTCTTGGTAAGACCAATAGTCCAGATACTCATCCCTTGTCATGTTGTTTAAGGCTTCGGTGTATTCGCTGTCATCGACAGCTATTGGTTTTTCTAATGATCTACGCACAGACTTTATGTATGTCTTTAATTGCTCCCACGAAGCCATCTCACCAAGCGATTCTTCTGGGTCAATCAATAAGTCAGCTACGTCTTCCTCATCCTCACTAATCAAATCGAGATATTCTTTACTTTCCTTATTCCATTGCTTTAGTCTTGCAGCATCCATAGAGCTAGTCAGGTTACTCATAGATCCCCTGAGTGAGTCTACACGAGACTTGATTCTGTCGTATGGTGTATTATCTAGCTCGTCATTTATTCTTTCTATTTGACTAACATATAGTTCAGCAGATATTTTACCGTCATTGAAGGCGTCTGTAATTTTCTGTATTTTAATTGCAAGAACATCTGACCTTGATAGTCGGCTCACCATCTCGCCAGTAGCCTCAGCGACATCTTCAAGAGGAAGTAGTATCTCCGCTAGTTTGGCATTTAACAATTCCATAGCAGCAGCAGATTCTTTTGTTTCCGTACCCATTGATTCAATAAGGGGGTCGATTAAGCCTACTTTTTCTCCGAGCCACGAGAACCCTTGGATTAGCTTATTCATCGGATATAGTATGGTGTCTAACAGCAAAACAACCGCCAAAGCAAGAGTCCCAAATGTAGCGGCAAGCACTGACGCTAAGGGTTTCACTTCAGCAGAAAACTCCTTCCACTCCAGTTCCAATTTTGCAAGCACAGCTCCGGAGTGTTGCCCTGTAGCGTCAATCACACCTGACATTGAATTTAAAGACTCTATTACCTCATCTGCTGATTGAGTCATTTGTTTAGCATAGCCACGACCGCCTATAGCTTGAAGCCTTTTTTCAGCAGCCTCAATTCTTGCTGTCTGCCTCTCAGCAGAATCAGCAAGTAACTCCTGTGCTTTCGCAGCGACATCAGACGCACCTTCAATATGCCTTAGTGCTTCGTAGTATTGCCTCGCACCATCTGTACCAATGGAGGCAGCAGCAGTAAACGACCTAGTATTGCCGAACATAGCCTTTAGTGCTTCGGCACTATCGCCAGATGCTTGTGATATTGAAATCAGCGCACCGCCAAGACCGCTCTCAAGGTCAATGCCCATTGCTTTTAATTCTTGACCAGCCGTGCTTGATGTGTCCAACAGGGCTTTTAGTAACGCTCTCAAGGCTGTCGTTGCTTCGGATGTTTTAAGACCTTTTTGAGTCATTACTGCTAACGCAGCCCCGACTTCCTCAATAGGGACTTTAGCTATGCTTGCAATCGCAGCGACCCTACCAAATGAGCCAGCCAGTTCTGGTATTGTTGTAATACCTTTCTGGACTGTAGCAAATAAAACATCAGAGAACCTAGCAGCCTCATCAGCCTCAGCTCCATAGGCTTTCATTGCGCCAACGAGTAATTTTGTAGCAGTAGCCGAGTCAGTTACACCAGCAATAGCTAGGCGTAATGAAGAATCTAAAACCTGCACACTCTCTGCTGTTTTAATAAAGCCAGCAGACACAACATCGTACCTAGCTTTACCAATAGCTTCAAAGGTTTCACCAAAAGCTACGGCTAAACTCAAGATGTCTTGCTCCATACTTGGAGGGAACAATCTCTCTTGGTCTGTGCCTAGTGTAAGCGTTTCTATTTGTAGAGCAAGAGTCTCAACTTTACCAGTCAGCTTTGCAGCTTCCTTTGACGACCTCATCATGTTACCAATAAGAACATCAAATGCTTGTTTAGCAATCAAGCCCAAAACAACTAAACCAGCACGACCACGCAGTAACTTAATCATTCCATCGTTTATGCTAGTAAGTGACATCTTGCCCTGTTCGCCTAGCTTTTGGTAAGAGCCAGTAATAGGGTCTATTGAACGCTGGAGTCTTTTGCTGTCATTCAGGGCTTTAGCATAAGACCCGCTTGTTTTCTTCCCAGCAGCAGTGGCTTGGTTACCCATCGTGTTCATAGCTACGCCAGCTTTTAATGCTGATGATTCAAGATGCTTTAGATGTACCGCAACACTACTTAGGCCTGCGTTGACCGCAGTGGCGTTAACCCTTATGCTAATATTTGCATCTTTTTTAGCCATTGTTCCTACTTCGCTGAGGCTTTTGCTATAACCTCATAATTAAATGCCAATTCAACAGGGTCTAGTTTTACTAACGCACTAGGCAGACAGCTGTATCTCTGAGCAATCGCATCTAGTATCTCAGCGGTTTTCATTCCTCTAGCACCTCGGAGGATTCTGGAAAAACATCTGCATCAGTTTCTATCGAGTCCATCAACTCACCAAACAAACTACCAAAATCATCGCCCATATCCTCGGCACATATAATGTCGTTATCGGCATCAGTCTTATCACCAAGAGCAGGTGATACCATTGCTATTTTCATATAAGACTTCATGTATGCAATCTGCTTCTTGTAGTTCTGCTTTTCCCAAGGTGTTTGCTCTCCACCCTCAGATAGCATTGCCATAGCATCTGCACCCATTGCGTCCAACGCCATATAGCCTTGAACTTTGCGAACTTCATACTCACTGCCGTTGACAGTAATAACAAACCGATTCTTTTTTAGAATATCACTAACACTCATTTTAGCCTCCAAGCTAAGGGGAGGTCAAAGCCTCCCCGTTGGTTATTTACGCATTAAGAGCCGCCATGCTCCATGCGGTTGCTTCTACATTGATTGGGAACTCAGTCATTCCTGCACTAAGACTTGGTGGGTCACCAACTATACGACAGTCCGTCAAAGTAACTTCACTTTGTCCTTCACCAACTATAATTGTGCCGAGGTCAAGGTTAGTGGTAGTGGCTGACAAAAACTGGTCAAGCACATCAACTGAATCGAATCCAGTGTCGTCTGACAATTCAACTGTCATTGATAGCCCCATCGACCTGACTCCAGATTCTACTGGCTGATGAATCATGGACGCACCAACAATAGCCCTGTCTCCACCCGTGTACTCACGGTTGGCATTGATTGTAATGTTTTTTGCACCGAGAGCCGTTCCGTCAATAGTAACCTCAGTTACCGCTGACGGTGCAGCGATATTTGCAATATCCGGTGTACCGGTGGCTGGGCTAGAGACATCTTTGACACAATTCTGCCCAATGAATCCCATTGTAACAACGGGATAATCATTAGGGTTAATCTCCATACTGAAACTGGTCGCTACAAGTCCTGTGTAGACATACCCTAAAGCAGTACTATATGCAGTCACAGCAGTAACGCTTGCGTTGGCCGGTGCGCCAGACATTGTGTATGCAGTTGCACCACCGCCAGTAAACATTGATTTCAGAAGCTCGTCCATCACGCTTGCTTCCTCTGACCAGTTGCAAGTAATCTCGCCATCAACAAATCTAGGCACACAGTCAGTGTTAGCTACTGGATTAATGCTCAGGTGAGCTGGTGCGATTAGAGTATTCTTTAGTGCTAAGGTTGAGCCGATACCAAATAGAGTATCATAACCCGAACCGGGGTCTGTGCCGTAAGTAGACTCTTTAGCTACAACGATACTTCCGTTGTTTCCTACGAAAAAAGCCATTATTCATCACTCCCTGTCTCGCTTTTTTTAGCGACTTTCTTTGATTTGATTTCTTTCTTTACCAGCTCAATAGCCTTGAGTTTGATAAAGCCTTCATTGGTGGACTCAAATTCCTCGCCAGAACTCACTAAGCCGACTCCAGGGAGTACGAGTCCAATTTTACTAACATTCTTGTAGAGAGGCATTACCAGTCCACTCCTTGTCTATAGGTGATTGTTATAGGTTGAGCGAACATTCCCATTCCCTCTGCCAATAACATTCCTTCATCTGTTTCACAGTCTCCCCATTTGAAGATTGTGCCAGAACCGATTGCTGTCTGGAAGTCATCTACATAGTTATGTATGCAACTCCTGACATCTTGTAATAGCTTATTCATTTCAAGCTGTATGTTGCCATGTCCCTCTGTGACATAGCCCGTAATGATTATATCAAAATCCATATTGTATTGTCTGTTTGTGAAAGCATCTCCAAATCGCTCCGACCCAGCAGAGACCCACACAACAGGAGTGTCTTTTGCGTTATTATCAAGTGGCTCTGTGGTGACAATCGGAGAGGTGTTGTATCCACCTGCTATGCGAATAGTCTCAAGCCTTGCAAATATCAGGCTAAAGATACTGTTCCTCATGTTGTCTGTTATTTTTTGAATAGCCATTTATCTTCCTTCCAATACTGCAACGACTGCATCTTGGAATCTGTTTGTAGCTTTATCCATGATTGCTCTTTGAGCTTGAGCCAAGATGTCCCTCTTTGGTATCTTAACTTCCTTGACCAAGGTAAACTTTGGCTCTGCTGATTTCTTACCAGTTATCAACATAGCAACTTTGCCGTCACCCTTTTTACGCTTCAAGTAAAACACTTTCTTATCCCTAAACTCACGAGGAGTCATCTGAACGCCCGGCAGTGGAATCCACATATAGTTGCCACTTGTTATTCTGCCTCCATACTCATGAATACCTGCGTACTTATGCGCTCCTGCACCCCTTGTTCCAATAACTGTATCGCCTTGCCTTTTGACGCTATCCTTAAATGCCTTCTTTAAGTCACCCGACCTAATACCAAGCCTGTCACGGCTTCTGTTTTTTGAATAGCCACCCTTGTTGGGTATCATTTTGCCTTGATGTTCTTTCTTGAAATCCCCAAGCACAATGCCCATTGTTTTTACTAAGCGACTCATGACTTGTTTCTGTGTCGCCCCGCTATCAATACCCTTAGACAGTAAACCAGCGGAAGGTCGTATTAGCTTAATTTCAGCAAAAGCCTTCATCGCATTATCCTATACTTTCTCCAAGCATCTTCAACTGAACTCACAATGCCACTCTGTGCATAGCTTACACTGTGACCCTCAAACGACTCACTGCTTATACCTGCACCACGACCACTCAGGCGATTGTTCTCAACCTGCATTTGCTCCAGTGCTGCCAGAACAATGTCACCGGGAATTGTAGCCCAGCCACCAGTGTATGTTACTTTAACATTCTCCTCATCTACACTTATAGGAGTTGCTACACTGTGCATTGAAATGCGACCTACAGTATCAAGCGAGAAGTCATCACTGTCGTATGTGGTAGAAGCCACTCCGTTCTCAAGGAAGATTACACTTGCTACTGCCGAAGCATAACTGTGCAACCATATAACGCTCGTACCATCACCACGCATGGTTTCAATAACCGATGCACTGTTTAATACGGTACGCTCTGTGTATTTGAGAAACTTCTCACTGACAGAGTTAATTAAAAGTGTTGCAGTTGTATCATTGTCTAAATTCAGAACCGCCTTAACATCCTCTATAGCTACAATAGGGTCTGAGGTTAATGCTATTGCCATATCTTAACTCCCTGTAATCGGACTGCGAACATCAATAATAAACGCTTCCAAGTAATCTACTTTTGCTGATTGATTCTCAAGTTTAACCTGTGCGTCATACTCACCAGAAGCACTTATCTCTGCTGATGTGGGCGTGTAGGTAAATGTACCTGCCACCGCTGACACTATAGTGCATGCACTGTCATCTATCTTTACCGTTGCTCCAAGTTTGGCTGAGATGGTCACAGTCAGGTTAGTTAAATTATAGACTACGCCATCGCTGTCCTTGGCGGTAAACTCAAGAGTCCTGCCGTCAGCTCCAATGTAAGTAACTATTACTTGTTTTGATTCTCTCATTAGCTACCGCCTCCTGAGTTTGGTTCTCCATAAACCGGGATGTAGATACAGCCTTCGCAAATTGTTGTTGTTTCTGTATCCAGGTCTCCGTTTATGGGACTGAACTTAACCGTGAAATTACAATCTTGTCCCTGCATTTGTGGCGGTGTGTCAGCAGCAACGCTGACATGAGTTTTTGTGTATTCACTGTCGCACCAGAAATGTATATTATCTGCTGTTTTGCCACTGCCCCATTCTATTACACACCACACTCTGCACACTCCACTCGTTGTGCAGTTTATTTGCAAAAGACCTGTGCCGCCAAGTCCTTCCGGTGCGGATGACGCATAGGTCCAACTCAATATCGATGCTTCTCCTGCGCCAATAGCATCACCTGCTGAAGCAACAATCAGTTCACCTGCGCCAGCAAGCAGGGGTGCGCTTGCATCGCGTCTCAAAACTGTCGTGTTCCCTGCTCCAGCCAACAAATCCATCATCTATCCTTTTATTATCGAGGCAGAGCGTGAACCCTGCCCCGACATGGTGTACACCATTTACCGTGTGGAGGCTACACGGTTAACTTATGCTCTACGCATCAATAGTTGCTTTACTCCATTGAGTTGGTTGCATAATTTCGTAATCACAGTGAGTGAATACTCGCATCCAAGTCTCGTTGGCTGTCCAACCAGTAGTTGCATAAGGGTTAAAGTCAACACTCATTTGACCGCTATTCGCAACCAGAATGTCTTTCAAGTTACCAAGAGCGATAAAGCCAGACATTTGTGGATGTGTGACAATTTCGTATCCATAGATTCTCGCAGGTTGCTCGTTAGCCGGGTCTGAGAACGAGAAGCCTGGAGTGGTTAGAATAGCACCAGAAGCTATAAGTCCCAAATACTCACCTTGAGTCATTAGGATTTGGTTTTCAGCAGGGTTGCCAGAAGGAGCGTAGTCAACGATACATTCACCCAAGAAGGCAGCAACATCGTCAAACCCTAGGGTTGTAATAGCTGTCTGGTCATTAGTAGCCAGACCGCCATTAAGCAAACCATCAGTAGGTTCTGCGTTCTCTAAATCACCAGCAAGGATTGCGGTTTCTTTTGCAAGCAAAATGGAACGAGCCATTCTTGCCGACATGATACCACCAAAGCCAATATCAGGTGAATCAAGAAGCTCGTTAGCAATCTTGACATAAGAACCAAGCAATGCAGGGGTCAGTGTTGCTTGCGCAAATGTTGACTCGTCCTCGTCCATTGCAACACCCTGTCCAGTTGCTCGCCATGTAGCGATAGGCAACAGGAGGTCTTTATTGACTTTTAAGGTAGTCCCGGCAGGAACAGTTATCTGAGTGGTTCTTGGCAGAATGTTTCCATACGCATCGCCAATCCCAAATATCTCTTTTGCCAGAATGTCGTCTACCAAATAACCAGCAGTGGCATCAGTAGTAGTGGTGTAGTCAGCAACAGCTTTCTCATTAAAGCCAGCGGAGGTTTTGTTTGTCTTGTTGTGCTTAAACGCCTTGCTGATAAACTTTGACATCTCATGCTCAAAGTCCTGTGCACCTGACTTGCCATGCTCTGCTTCCAAATAAGCTCGCATCTCAACTACATCTTTTACTACTTGAGCATTGGATGTTTGTAGCTCTGAGAGGCTCTTTTCAACTTCTATTACAGACTTGGTTGATTCATCAACCTTGCCTACAGCTTTCTCGATTTGTTCAACGGCTTCGTTAAGCGCATTGTCTTTTGTTTCTTCACTCATTTTGAGTTATCCTTTTCAGGTTAAATTATTCTTATCTTATCTATCAGAAGTCAATCGCTGTAGGGCTGTTGCCAACCTACCCAAGACTTCATTTTCATCGGACTGCATCTCTTGCACAGCCTCAATAACTTCAACATTCTTTTCCTCTGAGTAGCTCATTGCTGACTCAATAGCCTTCAACCGTGCCTCAAGTTCGTCACGATAGAAACTCAACTCAGCTCGCAACTCCTCAACTTCTTTATTCTCTGCATGTTCATCTTTAACCAAGTTTGGATTGGCACTCAGAAACGACTTTGCAAAAGTGCTACTGTCTGCATTGGCAGGAACATTCACAACAGACACCTCATGTAGAGATGCTTCAAATATTTCCACACCACCAGCCCATTTGTCGCTATCATCACGCCACGCCCACTTGTCACCAACTGTCATAAAGCCAACGCTCCACTGGTCAAGGAATCCTCGTTCCATCTTACCAGCGATGCCAGCAGCAAACTCATCATCTACATCAAACACATACGCCATGTGTAGAGCGTCATTGCCTTTGAATTTATCTATATAGGCTTTGCCTTTACCGATAGCTGGAATGTGGTGTTCGTGTCCCCACAAGATACGGCCATGCTTGTTGAATTTATCAAGCACCCAGCCTTTACCTTTATCGTTCTTACCTTGATGGATTATATCGTTATCCAAATCCACATTGGCAGTTGAAACCAGAGCAGTGCCTTCTTTTGGTTTACTGCCACCTGATTTTGTGTCAATCAGTTTACTGCCCAGCATTTGTCCATCTTTTAATTCAATTAGAGACATAATCACTCCTTCTCGATGTCTATGCCTAAGTCGAGGAGCTGTAACTGGAATCCTGTTTCGGAAACCATATCAGCCAGCTCATTCAAGTACGCATTTGTACCGTTAATTACCTTGTTATAGGTGTCTTTTCTTGCCTTGTCGTCAAGTGTGTCGACTTGACTGTCAACCAAATTGTTAACTATGTCAGGAAACAAGCCCTGCCACTTATCAATATCCGTAATTGTAACTGCACTTTTCAGCTCATCCCATGTAGCATCAGTAACATCTTTGTCACTTACGCACACAAGTGCCTTGATACAGCCCTCAAGCATTACTCTGCTTGCGAATTGCCCTACAATATCATCTAGTTTTTCTTGATTATATCCGTTTGATTTTTGATTCAGCAGTTCCCTACGCAATAGCCCTTTGTATTTCTTGGATACTCCAGCTATTCTGCGATTACATGGTATGCTGATGCTTGGATGCTTTACTCTGTCAAGTGGTAAAATAGGAAGCGACTCGCCTACTGGCTCTATTGTCTGTTGTTGAGATTCACTCGGAATCCCCGTTTTATGTATAGGGATTTCAGAGGGAGTCACTTCGCTATTCTGTTTGATAGCTTTAGCTGGAGGTTGCTGGTTGCTATCGTTTGACCCAGCTAATATAGCTATATGTTCGCCTTCCGCAAGGACAGACATTGGAGCCATGTTAACAGGCATCAGACAATCTTCACTTGCAATGACATTACTCACATCAAAGCCTAGGTTTAGCCTACGATTTAGTTCGACCATAGGTACACCCATTTGGTAGAAAGTCTTTGCAGTATCCTTCCTCTCGGAGAGGTAGTCCTGCAGAGCGTCTATGGCTCGTATATCAAACCGGACATACACGCCATGCCTGCTTGCGAAGTACTTGTCAAAGCTATTTTCAAGCCCTCTAAGGAAAGGAAGCAATGTCTGCAACCAATATATCTTCATGTAGCCTCTGAATGTAGAATAATTACTTTCATTAGCTTGACCAATCAAGGTCGGAGACATGCCATACACTTGACAGATTGTTTCAACTGCCGGCTGTCTTAATGTCAGCAACTCAACATCAGCTTTAGTAAAACTAGGAGGAATTATCTCAAGACCACCGTGAAGTAAAATATCATTTGGGGTTTGCCCAGTACCTCGGTGTCTGTTTTGTAATTTACCTAGCAACTGGTCGTGCTGGTCGCCAGTAAGTTCTTGTGCCGTCTTATATACAATGCCCGACTCACCGCCACGAGCTGTGATGCTTGAGTGAACGCTGTCTGTCTGCCTGGCTATATTCATTGAGTCAACAGCAGCAGTTAGTGGTGCTTGACCTCGATACGGGTCATACGGAGATGGCAACCTATGAAATAATATCTCAGATGGTAGCTTGACAAAATCTCGGTGTTCTTTTTGATAATGCCAGCCAACTAAATTATCTGTCTTGGTATCTATAATTTCTGACCAATTATTGCTATCATAATGTGAATACATCTTAGTTGGGCTTTGGGCATCATCGAACACTGCCATCATGTCGCCACGAAGCAAAGCCATAATAACTATCTGTTGCAAAAACTGCTCTTGGCTTGTCCATCCGTTAGGTTGCTCAAATAATCCCTGTATGGGTGTGGTCATGCCACTGTTCATGTCATCTGGGTCCCGCAAGAACAGCAATGGCACACTTGAGATGTCTACAGCTTGTCTTCGCATACACGCATAGGCAGTTGCACTTGATTTGTAAGCACCGCCCACGCCACCACCAGACAGATTGCTATACGGCATCTCTTGCCCGGTTAGAAACATACTGTCTAAATCAAAGGATTTCCCTACCATTCTGCGTAGAGTTCTTTGAATAAAATTAGGCTTCTTCATATCTACCTTCTGTTAGACCATGTGTCTAAAGTCGTCTAGCTTAGACATCTAAAATGTCTAAATTACATTATAAAAACACCGGGTTTTGGCGCACGAAGACCTTCTCTTGCAAACCAACTTGCCATTAGCCTGTCTCCGTAGTGTGCGTCTGGACTCCATCGGAACATCTCCTCGTACCATGATTTACATTCAAGGTGTTCCGGCACAGCCCAGCGTCCCATTTCAAAATCTACCGCCAATGAAGGTATACCATATTCAGTATCCCTCTTTTTAGCTGTTGTTGTGTACCCATGTATGCCTATATGTCGCCATTCATCGTCAGTACCGCCTCTTGCATTAAAACTTGCCTTATCTTTCATCATCTGGACGATATAGGCTTGTGCTGCATTATCCTCAACAGTAAACCTACCACGAGCTGCATTTTTGTGAAATCGTCTATATATATCTATAAATGTGCTTAATATTGCAGGAGCTTCCATTTTTTTAGCCAGAATATTCAAAACCCTATATCGACCAGACTCAGAATCAAGAGCTACGGTAAAAAAGACAGTCAGGTCATTTTCCTCACCAGCTTTTACAGCGAGGTCAACTCCAGTTGAAACCATGTCTGAACCTGAATAGCTGTCTAACCATTTATGATTATGAGATTGACATTTGTAAAGCCACTCTCTTTTGAACAAATCCATACTTGCAGAGAGGGGTTTGTTACGATATGTCCTGTCGTAAGCAACTTGCCCCATTTGTCCCTGAATCTCCTCAAGTCTTTTTTGAGGAAACCTTGATACCCACAAACTTTCATCACCCTCGACAATTCCAACCTCTGCGTCCAGTTTGACGCTATCCCAGCCTTCTCGTCTACTTAACTGGTGCAAAGCGTCATCTATGTGCCATGCGGTGTCGATTATCAAAATCCAACCACCGGGAAGCAATCGCTGCAGAATTTCTGTCTCAATTATGCTTAGAGTTTTCTCACGCATGGTCTGAGTTTGAGTGTTTGACCTATCTAAAATATTATCCAGCACAATACCGTGTAGCCTTGAGCCTAGAATCTGACCATCTATACCATAAGCAGCAAGTGATGGGTCTTTAGCTCCGGGAGGTGCGCCCTGAATACGAATTGCGGTGTCGCCCCACTGCTCATAAGCTCTCGATGTAGAAGATTGTTGAGGCTTTAAGTGTGGGAAGACATCGCTAATCCGGATGTTCTTTATAATCTCACGGCCAACTGATGCTACGAACTTGGTCGCTTGGTCGGATTTAGATGAAACATAAGCATATTGCTGTGACGGATGACGACCCATTTCATGCAGTATCATTACTTTAGCCTGCTGGGTCTTGCCATGCTCTACAGGAAACCAAACTATCTGCCTGTCAGATTCACCACGAACTTTATGAAGTAGTATATGATGTGGTGCTTGCACAAAGTGCTTGCTGTCGTCAGCTATAAAACAGTATTCAGCAAACTTGTTAACATCTTTACGAGCCTCAATAGCATCTGAGGACTTATTAAGCCTCTCACCTATTTCTTCTCGTAGTATTGAACCAAGTCCGGGCAAGATTTAACATCCTTGTTATTATCTGCTCTAAAACATTTGAAATAAAACAGCACCGACCGTAACGCAAACTAGGATAATGGCAAGAGTCCCAAGAACTGCTCGGAAACCTGAGCCGTGTCCGTAATCCATAACAGCCTCCCAGCTATATGCCACTCACGCCTTAGCGCAAGCAGAACTCCTTCTACACATGGCAGACGAGTCTAAATCTCCTCAGCAACGGACAACAGCCTATCCATCATTCTCTCACGCAGGTCGCCATCTGTTTCAGTATCAATAATATCAGTTATCCTTGCAATTAGCTTCTGAGCATCCTCTACCTGAATAACTATCTTCTCGCTATATACTCCCTGAACCTTAGCCAAATCTTTATCCAAGTCAGATGCAAGCTTAATGTTACGCACATCCTTGCGACCGTCCTCCATGACGGATTCCTTGAGAGCCATCTCACGCAAGTCTGCATTCTTTAATTCATATTCCAGCCGAGGGTTCTCTAAATCGTTCAGCTCTTTATAAGCATCCCCCCACTTTTCCTTAATCTTCCTAATATCCGAATAGATAGTCTTTAATGACATACCTTCATACTCAGGGAATGCAATTAAGTTCTTCCATATATTAGTGGGTGATACACCCCTAGCATACATCTTAGCTATCTCAACCCTGCGCACAGCAGTGTTGCCGTAAGACTCACCCTTTTTCTTTTTACCAGCCATAATTCAACACCATATCCTAAATGTGAAAGTAAACTATATTAGCCAATAGAGCCAAACAAGCAAACTATACTATCCAAGCACAACCGAATACCATAATAAAAACTCAACACGATAACTTAATATAGCTGAGGTGCGGGAGTCGAACCCACATCCACAGTATGCAACCTGTTCTCTACCAATTAAGCTAACCCCAGCTAATAAATTATACCCTATCTAGCTGTATTCCAGCACATACCATATATAATATACCCGATGCGGTATAACAAATCCAACTACCCTGTATTCCCAGTCAGTTCATTAACCATGCCCCAACTATCTGCATAAACCGCATAAAACAGGGGTCTGTTCTCTGCAATCTCGGAGCAACACTCCGAATCTTCAAGGTTAAACAACCGTAGAGATATACCTAGACCCAATACTAACCCATGTCTAGTTAATCACAAATACAATCGTAGATATAAATAAAAATCTAACCTTAAACTATTTCAAAACTAATCCAAATACAAAGATTAGATTAGACAAGAAAAGCGTAGTAGAGAATAGACAAACCACACACACAGGGAAATGTTACTTGACACTATAAAGCCAATCACACCATTAATGGGCTTTCCCAAAAAACACAAATCCCCAATTCATAGCTCCTCAATACTAAAAATAATTTTAAAAATATTTCAAAATCTACAGCTCTAACCCTGCCGGAAAGCTCAGTGCCCATTATTTTACCAGATTTTATAGTCGTGGGACTCATAGCACCCCTCTATCTCACCCTCTCTCATCTGGTCGGGTATCTATCAACGGGCATAGGGGTAAATTCTTGACCACTTGCGTATTTTGTGACCGGTAACTTCCTGACCACCCAGCGTACTTTGTGACTGGTAAGAAAACAGCCGTATGGTTTTTGAGCAAGGCGGAGGTGGTGCGCCATAATGGATGCCAAACCGACTCACTATCTACCGCCGGCTCCGGCTCCGGTTTCTTGGTTCCGTCGCTTGCGACTTTTTGCGCGTGCGGTTACTACTCTACTTTACTACACTACTCGAATTGCTGATACTTAAACTGTAACCTTTGGTTTGACACTTTTTGCTCCCGCAGGGTTGCAAGGTACAAGTTTATAATCTTTTTTTGGGTCTGTTTATTCACGCCAGGCAAGGGATTATTGATTCGCCTTATAA